GAAGAAGGTTCTGATGAAAATGAATACAAAATGGGTAGCGTAGAAAGTGGTGAAGAAAGTCAAGAAGGCCCATACACTATTGAAGCATTTGCACCTACATTACCATTACTAATTCACGAACTTTTATTAGGAGTTGCTAAGTATTTCAGTTGGTTAGGTGGTATTCAAGGAAAAGAAAAATCACAATTAATTATTCAATCGACTGACACAATTGGTAATGAGGTTTGGAATTCATATATGGGTAAAGTATTCTTCAAAGAATTGATGTTAAGATTTAAAGCGTTAAACGATGAATACGCATTACAAGATAAAAAAGTTCAAAATAGAATATTGTTATTCTTACAATTACATTTAGCAACATTATCTAAAGATGATTTAGAAACATTATTAAATGGAATTCATAAACAAGATGACCGAGTAATTCAAATAATTAATGAATTAGTTGAAGGTGCTATGGAACAATATCACGAAATTCATAAAAACATACCAGAACCAACTAAAAATTATGGTTCAGGTGTTGATTTAGGTGATGATGAGGAAGAAGACGATGATTTCGATTTTGGTGATGACGACGATGATGATGATGTCTATTAAATACAGTTAAATTAATAGTTAAACCCCCATTAAGTGATTAATTGGGGGTTTTTTGGTATTTATAAATAAAAGCTATGACTAAAGAACAATTGTTGTTAGAATACGTTAAGTGTATGAAAGATACTCCATACGCATTAAACACGTATCTACAAACATACGACAACACAGTTTCAAAATACGTTCCGTTAGAATTATTCCCCGACCAAATAACGTTATTACAGGATTACGAGAACTATAATGAAAACATAGCATTAAAATATCGTCAAGCGGGTGTATCAACAGTAACATCAGCTTGGGTATCTAAAAAATTAGGATTTGCTAAAAAAGAAAAACCTGAAAAAATACTGATAATTGCCAACAAATTGGATACATCAATTGAGATGGCGAATAAAATCAGAGCCTTTGTAACACAATGGCCAAGTTGGGTTAACGTTCAGATTGACCCCAATAAAAAATCCACCAAACATTGGAAATTAAGTAATGGTTGTGAAGTTAAGGCGGTGGCAACATCAAAGGATGCTTTACGTGGATTTACACCTACGATATTAATATTTGATGAGGCCGCGTTTATTGAAGCTGACAGTGATTTCTGGTCAGCGTGTATGGCATCCCTATCAACAGGGGGTAAAGTAATTGTGGTATCAACACCAAATGGTAATGACCCAATTTACTATGAGATTTACGACCAAGCGTTACGTGGAATGAATGACTTCAAAATTACGGAAATGTATTGGTATCGTGACCCTCGTTATACTAAAGATTTATACTTCGTTAAGACTGATGATGCAATTCATTTCCTATTAAATAAAGAAGAATACGGACCTGAGAAAATAATAAGTTGGGCAGACAAAGAATTTAAAGATAGAGATTTTGAGGAAGCTAAAGAATTAATAAATAATGGATACAAACCTTGTTCTGATTGGTTTGAAAAAATGGTGAAGAAACTTAAATACGACAAACGTAAAGTTTCTCAAGAGTTAGAGTGTAACTTCCTTGGTTCAGGGGATAACGTATTCGATTCTAGGTTAATGCAAAAGATACGTGAAAATTATCTGTTAGAACCCCAAAACAAAATGTTAGGTAATCAATTATGGATTTGGAAAGAACCGGTAATAGGTCACAAATACATTATGGGTGTCGATGTCAGTCGAGGGGATAGTGAGGATTTTAGTTCATTTCAAATTGTTGATTTTGATACTCGCGAACAAGTTGCCGAGTTTGTTGGTAAATTACCACCTGATACTATGGCTGAGATTTGTTTCAAATGGGCCAATATGTATTCAGCATATATCGTAGTCGATATCACGGGTGGGATGGGTGTTTCCACATCACGTAAACTTCAGGAATTAGGTTATAAGGATTTATATGTTGATGGTGAAGATGTAAATAATACTTGGAAATATAACCCAAAATCTGCGGAAAAAATCCCCGGTATTAACTTTAACAATAAACGAGTTCAGATTATTGCGTCATATGAGGAGGCGATGAGACACGACTTCAGAATATATAGTCATCGTTTATATAATGAAATGGATACGTTCATATATATCAACGGTAGACCCGACCACCAAAAAGGACGACACGACGATTTACTTATGTCTATCGCAATGGCGACATATGTAGGTGAAACATCGTTTAGTAAATTAAATAAAGTCACAGACCAAGCAAAGGCAATGATTGAATCGTGGTCTGTTAATAACAACGAATCAGTAGGTAAAGATATTGATTTTAATCCGGTTATCCCAAACTATAATGATATGATGGGTAGAACAAACACCAATCAAAGTGTTCCTAGAGATGAGTATTTAAAGTATGGTTGGTTATTTGGTAATTACGGACAAAGATAAACTATTTAAATATTGATATTTATAATTAAAATTCTGATATGGAAAACAATAAAAATTTAACGGTTTGGCAACGATTAACACACGCGTTTGGACCAAATTCGTTATTAAATCAAGATTACCCCACATACTCATTTGATAAGAAGGAGTTACTTAAAACGACCTCAAAAGATGAATATGACAAAGAAAAATTACAAGCACAACAAACTTTCTATTTAACTAACCAATGGGCTAAAATAGAAACTAATTTATATTCACAAGCAATCTATTATGAACCAACACGTTTGGCGTCATTCTACGATTATGAATCAATGGAATACACACCTGAGATATCAGCAGCGTTAGATATTTACGGTGAAGAATCGACAACTGTAGACCAAAATGGTTTTATGTTACAAATTTATTCCGAATCAAAACGTATTAAATCAGTATTAACCGATTTGTTTAATAATAGTTTAGATTTAAATACTAACTTACCTATGTGGGTAAGAAATACTTGTAAATACGGTGATAACTTTGTTTATTTAAAGTTAGATTCTGAAAAAGGTGTTGTTGGTTGTATGCAATTACCAAATATTGAAATTGAACGTTTGGAAAGAGGTATGGCCGCTAAAATTAACAACGTTGAAGAACCAGGTCATAGTAGAGGTTTAAGGTTCCAATGGAAAGTTAAAGATATGGAATTTAACTCTTGGGAAATCGCTCACTTCCGTTTATTGGGGGATGATAGAAAATTACCTTACGGAACTTCAATGTTAGAGAAGGCGAGACGTATTTGGAAACAGTTATTGTTATCTGAAGATGCGATGTTAATTTACAGAACATCGAGAGCCCCTGAAAGACGTGTATTCAAAATATTTGTTGGTAATATGGATGATAAAGATGTTGAACCATACGTACAACGTGTTGCTAACAAATTTAAACGAGACCAAATTGTTGATAGTAAAACAGGTAACGTTGATATGAGATATAATCAAATGGCGGTTGACCAAGATTATTTTATCCCTGTTCGTGACCCAGCAGCTCCTAACCCAATTGAGACATTAGCGGGAGCACAGAACTTAGGTGAGATTGCTGATATTGAATATATCCAAAAGAAATTATTAACAGCATTACGTGTACCTAAAGCATTCTTAGGTTTTGAAGAACCCGTTGGTGAAGGTAAGAACTTATCATTAATGGATATTCGTTTTGCTAGAACAATCAACAGAATACAAAAATGTATGATTGCCGAATTAAATAAAATCGCGATTATTCATTTATTCCTTTTAGGTTTTGAAGACGAATTATCTAACTTTACATTATCATTAGCAAACCCATCAACACAGGCGGATTTATTAAAAGTTGAAGCTTGGAAAGAAAAAGTTGCGTTATATAAAGAGGCGGTAACCGCAGTTGAAGGTATTGCACCTACATCGGTTACTTGGGCTAAAAAACATATTTTAGGTTTCTCTGATGAAGAAATTAAACTTGATTTACAACAACAACGTGTTGAGAAAGCTGTTGGTGCTGAATTAACAAATACTGCGACAATTATTACTCACACAGGTGTTTTTGATAATATTGATAACCTATATGGTTCTAAATCAGGTGGAACACAAACCGCAGCTGCGGGTGCAACACCACCACCACCTCCGGGAGGTGGGGATATGGGAATGCCGGCCCCACCTCCAGGACCTGAACCAGGTGGTGATGCAGGAGTTACTCCTGAATCAGTTGATAAACGAGATAATTTAAAAATCTTAGTGGAATCTGAAACAAGGTATAATGACGAAGAATTTATTGATTTGTCAAAAGCGAAAAATAAATTAGGTGATA